CCATATCCATTTATTCATATTGCACCTGCTAACTTACCCATAACCCATATACATAAAGCTACGTAAGCCCAAAAAGCTATTGCAGTAATAATCATTGTTTTAATACTCATGTTTCTCTCCTTAAAATAAACATTCTTCATATAATTCTGACATTGGCACGACTTTTGCTTTAGGCGTTCTAGGCAAAATATGGAGCTTGCAATTAGACCTATTCTCAAGAAACCATAACGCAGAAGCCTTGTTACTAAAGGCTCTTAGCGGTTTTCCGTCAAATTCATCTAATATAATGTAACGCAATATATCCATAGGGCAAAACATTACCATAATATATTTCTAATTGCAAACTATTTTATTTATAGATTTTTACTAGAAAGTTGTTGACAAGTTATTTTAGTTGTTTAATATAACTATTGTAATTTTAACCAGGAGAGTATTATGAATGAAAAAGATGGATATTTGACAGTAAAAATAAATCAAGTAAGATATAGATTGCATAGATTGGCTTGGTTATATGTATATGGAGAGTTTCCTAAAGACCAATTAGATCATATTAATAATATTAAATATGACAACAGAATTGATAATTTAAGGAACGCTACAAACCAACAAAATCAATGGCATAAACCAGCAGCAAAACGCAACACTACTGGTGCAAAAGGTGTTATTAAAATTGGTAAAAAATTTGTAGCTCAAATAACAGTTAATAATAAAAAGAAATATTTAGGAAGTTATGAAACAGTTGATGAAGCAAAAAATGCTTACATCAATATGGCTAAACAATTACATGGAGAGTATGTATATGAGTAAATTTTTAGAGTTAAGAAAAATTGATGTATCAGCACACATAGAAAAGAAAAACAATTTATCGTATTTATCTTGGGCTTATGCAGTTGATACGCTATTACAACAAGACCCAAGTGCAACATGGGAATATAAAGAGCCAGCTAAATTTGGTGAAACACTTATGGTGTTTTGTTCTGTTACAGCATTTGGTAAAACTATGACAGCTCAATTACCTGTTATGGACTATCGTAATAAAGCCATACCTAACCCAGATGCGTTTGCAGTTAATACAGCTATGCAGCGTTGTTTAGCTAAGGCTATTGCATTACATGGTATTGGTCTTTATATCTATAGCGGTGAGGATATTCCTGATGCACCTGTAAAAGAAGTAGTTAAGCCTACTGAAGCTGATTTAACAGTTGCTAAAGATAAATTACTAGAAGCATCTAAAAGAGGTGAGCTTAAACAAGCGTTCTTTGGTTTAACACCTGAAGTACAAACAGAGCTTCGTGATTATGCTAACGAACTTAAGAAGTCTGCATGAGTCATTTAACAGACAATAGACGTCATAACATAATTACAGCTAGTAATGCGTGGTCTGCTGTATATGAAAGACAAAAGTTATGGCGTCAAATGACTTTACGTGAAGCTCCATTTGAAGGTAATGAGATGACTGAATGGGGTAATTTACATGAGCATTTAGCTATATGTGAGTTTGAAAAAGCTATGGGTGAGATTAGTGAGACTGGTAATAAATTGATTGTGCATCCTGATTTACCATTAGGTGCTAGTCCAGATGGTTTCTTAAATAGATTGCCTATAGAAGTAAAATGTCCTTATAGCCAAGAGTTTTATGGTATGATTCCAGACCGTTATTATTTCCAAACTCAATTACAAATGGAAGTATGTGGCGCACCAAGATGTTATTTTGTGGTTTGGACACCTACAGGCATTACTATACAAATCATTGAGAGAAGTAAAGAAGATATATGTGATGAAAAATTACCTAGTAGGTTTATAGAGTTTTGGGAATCCTATCCTAAAAATTCTAGGAAAGTTGGTAAATCATCTTGTCAAGAAAAATGGAAATCAAAAAGATATGATGAGGTGGCTGACAAAATTATTAGTCATGTTAAAATCATGTCGCAATCAGACCAATGGAAAAAAGATAATGGTCAATACATCCCTATGCCTATGACGTATTTGAATAGACAGTATTGGGATGCTGATATTGAGCCAGTCAAAAAAGTTTGGGAAGGTGGTATTTAGTGAACATAGGAGAGGCATTAGAAAAACTAACAGTCAATCAGTCTGTCATTACTGATTACTACCAACAGGAGTACAGTCATGCAGAGTTTAAGGTTAAAAGCACGGATATATTTACTGATGATTTGGTGCGATATTTCGGTGAGGAAATTCATAGTGGTAAATCGTTGGGCTGGGTTAAGACGGAAGATAAATTCCGTGTTAGGCAAGCGGAGCTAACAGTTCTTACCGGAGTATCAGGTCATGGTAAATCTATGTGGCTATCACAAGTCATATTATCCATGATGAAACAAAATACTAAATGCCTAATAGCATCTTTAGAAATGCGACCTGTATTAACATTAGCTCGTATGATTACACAGACTTTAGGTTCACCAGAACCGACAGATGAATTTATAACTAAATGGGCTAATCGTGCTAAAGACAAGTTATTTATTTACGACCAGTTAGGCACTACAACTTCAGAAGATATGTTTGCTACGCTTTACTATGGTAAACACGTTTTAGGTTGTGATGTATTTGTTATTGACAGTCTTATGAAGATGGCAGATATTTCTGAAGAGTCTTTAGAGAAGCAAAAGTTATTTTGTGATAGGTTAGCTGTAATATGTCGTGATTTAAACATCCATGTATTTTTGGTAGCTCATACTCGTAAGATGAAAGATGAAACAGAGATACCAGATGCTACAAAGATTATGGGTAGTTCACACATAAGAAACTTGACAGATAATATTATTTGCGTATGGCGTAACAGAGCTAAAGAAAAGTTAGTGGAAGCTGGTAAAACACCTGAAGAAGAGCTAAAGATTATTCCTGATTGCAAGGTCTTTGTTCAGAAGCAACGTAATGCACAATGGGAAGGTAACTTTAATTTTTGGTTTGATCCTAAAGGATTACGTTACAAGGAGAGTCCATGACCATAAATGACTTTATAAAAGAATGTAAAAAGCTATTTGGAAATGATATAGAATACAAAGCAACTTCTAAAGACGGACAAGTATTTAAAACGAAAGGATGGAGAGATGATAAAGTGGGCATTAACCAAAGACAATTTACCAATGTTAGTAGAGAAGTTAAAAACACTTGACTTTACTAAACGTTGGAGAGTAACAGTAACAGACGCTAAACTAAACCGTAGCCTAGAACAAAACGAAAGACTATGGGAGCTATACTCAAGCATAGGTCAGCATTTAGGTATTGAGAAAGACAAGATACACGAACTCATGGGATATAAATTTTTACGATACCAAACAGAAATTGCAGGTATGCCAGTAGAACTTATAAAGTCAACAACTAAACTAACCACAAGTGAAATGACAGAATACCAACAACAGATAGAGGTATGGGGTCAGACTATGGGTTGGGGTTGGGATTATTAGTGATAGCTGTTTTGTTTGCTAGAGACGATAGTCGTTATAAACAACTTGATGGATATGATGTATATGATATTCACAGGGATGCTAGAAACTATTGTAAAAGTTATCCTGTAATAGCACATCCACCATGTAGAGCTTGGGGTATGTTATCTCACATGGCTAATCCTAGACCAGATGAAAAACAATTAGCTTATTATGCTTTAGCACAAGTAAGATTAAATGGAGGTATATTAGAACATCCTGCTGGTAGTCGTTTATGGAAAGAAGCACCATTACCTCTAGGTGATAAAGTAGATGAGTTTGGTGGGTTTACTATTGAGATTGACCAATTTGACTTTGGTCATGTTGCACACAAAAATACTAAACTTTATATTTGTGGAATAGATAAATCTAAATTACCACCTATGCCACCTAAAAATTTATCTTCAACTGACAGGTCAATATGTGGTAATGTAAAAGGAACAAAACGCTGCACACAATATCAACGAGAATATACACCAGATGATTTAATTAACTGGATGACAAAGGTATGTAATGAATTACAGAAACCCTAAACTACTTAAACTAGCAGATGGCGCACCATGTATGATGTGTTCTATGCAAGACGGAACTGTAGTATCTGCACATAGCAATCAGTTAAGAGACGGAAAAGGAGTCGGCATTAAATCTCACGACCACCGCATAGCGTTCCTATGTCATCAATGCCACCACATGATAGATAATGACAAAAGTTTAGATAAAC